CCGATCTTGCTCTCAAGCTTTGAAAGCTCAATCGCAATCTGCGTTTGTGTTGGAGTGCTTCCAGTGACATAGAAGCTTGTGGCTGGATCAATACAATAGTCGTATTGAACGCCAAAAGGTATCTTAGAACTGAGACCAACAACAAACGGGGTCTTGCCGTCTAACGCTCTTGCACACTTATTGTCGAACCGTGCGTACAGATCGTTCAAGTTCCGCGCATTGAACATCCGCTGACGCTTGTCTGTAGCAACGGGCATACATCAATAAAAGAAGTCGTCAGGAGTACCACCAACAATTGTGGCTGGCGGTTGTTTGATCTTGATGGTTGTCCCGTTCGGAGTCTGCTCAATAGCTTGATCCGGTCCAGCGACAAGCTGGATCTTGCGGACTGCATCAATCAGTTGATTGATGGCGCGAGCGTGATCGGCTTTCATACCACGTTCTGCAACCTTAGATGGAAGCGTTACAGCCATTAGATCTCGCAGTATTGAGCGAACACCTTAACCACAGATCCGCTGATAACTGCTCGCAGATACAAGTTAGAATCCACTCGCGGAATCAGCATGAACTCACCGGCGGGAATCTGGAACTGGTAAGGAATCGAAACTCCAACATACACCGCATTTTGTAGGTCCAAATTCTTAATCAGCACCTTATACGGGAGCGAAAGATCCGCAGCGATCTCAAGTAGTTCGTCAGAACCGGAACCGATATCTTGGGTATTTTGACCCATGTCGCTTCCGGTCATGTTTGCCGTAGCGGTGAACGTCTGAGGGTTGATAGATGCGCCATTCTTTGACGCATACAACCGCGCTGTCATTTCAATTTCGTTCGCCATATCTCAAACGGTTAGATCTCGCAGAACGTCGCTTGAATCGTCACGTTGCTGGTATCCGCTTTGAGATACAGAGTCGCGCTGACGTATGGCATCAAGAGCGTCTCGCCAGCGGGAATCCGCATCGTGTAGGTTCCAGAAACAAATCCCAACTCAACGAAGTTGGTGCTGTCGAGGTTGGAAATCAACAGCTTGTACGGGCTGGAGACATCAACCGGAACGTCCAAAGCTTCAACGGTAGTTCCGATCAATTGGGTCTGAGAACCCATGTCGGTTCCAACCATCGTTGCGGATTTGGTGTAAGTCACGCTCGGGAGATACGCACCACCTTTGGAAGCGTACAAGCGAGCGGTCATCTGAATTTCGTCTGCCATAGTCTGTAAGTGTTAGAATGCTGGGTTGTATGGATACGCGAAAAGATCCCACGCTGCAAAGGTCCAAGTTTCATTCCGTTCAACTTGGTTGGTCTTAATCATCAAACTTGTTGAATCGTTGGTTTTCAACCAAGCCCAAGCGGTTTCATCTGGAGTCAGCAACGGGTCAAGCGGTGCTTGCGGCATCACGTTACGCACAACTTGCGGAAATCTATTCCGGTTTGCGAGCGTGATTGAATCGTAGATTGCCGAGATGATCGGAGGAGTGGCAGGAAGACCGTTGCGAGCCGAGTAAGTAGAGATCCGAGTTAGAGACACTCTGGAAGTCTGAAAGCTGCTTTGACCTCTAGCCAATCTCCTGACCAACTTGTGAGCCAGCGGAAATTGAGTTTCAAGCAGCGGCAACTTGTTGTTCTTCGGATCGTCTCCAGCTTGCTTCACTGCTGCAAAGTACAACTCAGTATCAAGATTCTTTTTGGCTTCAGCGCGGACGGCAGGAAGCTCAAACAACGATGCATCAACGTATTCTGTGCGGAACTCATACCGCTGAGCAGGATCATCTTCGTCTAACGGACCCTGAGCGGTTGGTGTGTTAGGGTTAAAGTTAACCCCTGAAAACGTTACGGTTGCAGTCGAATAAGGACCGTCTTCAGTGATTTGATATTTGCCACCAGCAGCAACCCAATCAGCAGACGCAAGCCGCAAAGCATCTTTGCTACCACGGTACTTGTAGGTAATGAAACGACCAGTGCCATCACCGTTGTTGTACTCGCGGGAAATCTCAATGTATCCAGTTGCAACTGGCGTGATGACATTGGTTTTGATCGTTGCCATATCAGTCTTGCGTGTTGTTGGCAGTCCTGTCCGTGTTCTTGACGATTAGCTTCAACTGAAGCGTCTGCTCAATTGCATTCCTGATTGCAGTGTCTTGAGACGATTGAAAGCCAGTGAATCCACCAATGCGAGCAAGAGAGTCTTGAGGTCCGCCCATTGAAAACTTCATGCCAGCTACCCGTTCAAATTGAGCAGTTCCAATAGGAGGAGGCGTGTTTTGATCGCCAACCTTCCCCTGTTTTTCTTCTGCAATTCTCTGCTGCACTATTCTGGACAACGCTTCATCTGGCATCCTCTTAATCAATTGAATCGTGTGAGCCTTTCGCATAGTACGATCAAACTTTTCAAGAAAGCTCTCAGTCGGCTTTGAAACACTGTTAATAGCGTTTGCAGTTGCGGTAATTCCTGCCGCAATTGTCGGTGCTGCTATTCCTTTGATGATCCGAAATTGCTCTTCTAACAAAGTGTTTGCTTTGGCTAGAACATCAATGTCCGTTTTTGAAATCAAAAGACGATTTGACGTTGTGTTATAATCAGCCAGAGCAGCAGCAGCGGTTTTGAGCTTTAGACCGTAAACGTCAATCATTGCCGCCGTTGTTTCGGCGGACCTTCCAGAGTTTTTGTAGGCTTCAGCGGCTTTGACTGCCCCGTCAATCGTTGATAGTTGCGGGTCGCGCAACTGTTCCATTGTCAAACCAAGAGCTTTGAGCGTTTGAATTGCGTCATCATCTCCAGAAGTGGCTTTTAATCTGGCTTGCTCAAACTTACCTAGAACTGAACCAAACTTTTCAAAAGTTACACCAGTTTCCCCAGCTAGTATTTGAAGCCTCTGAACTTGATCTGTGGTTAGATTAAGCTGTTCCGATAAATCAGATATGCGGTCTGCTGTTTCAATTATGTTCTTTGTGAAAGCAGTAACAGCAGCAACCGACAAAGCCGCGCCAAGCTTGCTGGTGACCGCAGACTTGAAGCTTGATCCAAACTTTTCACCAACGCTCTGAGCGCGTTTCACGCCCATCTCAAACGCTGTGGAATCAAGACCAAGCTTAACAAGTAGAGAAAGCACACCCATATCAGTTCGCTTGTTGATTCTGCCAAATGGCTTCGCTCTGGTCGTCCCACAACTGAACCTGCCCCATCATCTCTGCGTGCGCTAGAATGAGCCTTTCTGCGTCACCAAGAGGCATCTGGATTGCATCGTCAGGAGCAATCCCAATGTTGAGGCATCCAACAAGAACCCGTTCGGGCCACGGCATCGCGGGAGTCTTTGGCTTGCTTCCGCTTTCCATCAGCACTTCTGGGGCGGTTGATTGCTCTTTGAGCCACAACTGAAACTTGTCGGATTCAACGACCAAATTCATCCGCTCAATCCGCTTTCCCCACAACCACAGAATGAGGTCACGCCAGATTGATTTGATGGACCTGATGGATTCAAGCGGAGACTGTGAGCAAACAAGCACAGCCTCCGCTAAATCGCTCGGTGTAATCTCTCCACCTAAAACGTAGGGAGAGCGCAAACGCTGCAAGACAATCGCGTGTCCTACGGTGTAGGGAACAAGTCGAACCCCAAGCACAACAGGTGCTTGAGGTCCGGTCTCTGCGAGTATCTTTGCAAGATCTGCCACAGATTACAGAGTGAAGACAGTGGCAGTACCAGCAAGAGACGGATACTTGGTCACAGTGATGGTAACCATAGCTTTTCCGCTGCTTGTGAATTTGACGCTTCCACCACCGGAATAAACGTAATCACCATCAATGGAAACACCACCAACGGTCACGCCATCGCTTCCAGCAATAGCTGCATACCCATTCACTTTGGGGAGGCTCGCAGCCAACTTAGCTTGGGCAAAAGTGGAGGCGCTCGGGATAAAGGTGATGTTAAGTGAAATGCGCTCGTTAGCCGAGACTTGAGCCACGACCTCGCCATCAGAGTTTTTGATCTGCTCGACATCGGCTTCATGCGAAGCGTCGTAGCTCTCAATCGTCGTGATGGTTCCGGTGGTGATTTCGGTAAGAGCGTTTGCGACCCCAACCGTGTACAGCTTGATGGTTCCTTTTGCGCCGTATACTAGCGCAAGACCTTTTGAAAGTGCCATGTTGTTAGTGTGTTATGAGTTTGCTGCTGCAAAGATTGTCATTGAACGCGAGAAAGTTCTAGCCCTTTCGCTAGTGTCATTGATGCCGAAGTCAGTTGGTGTTGCGAAATACGCAACAAACCCTCCAGACTCGTTGTATTCTCCAGCGTTTAATTCTGAAATGTTGTCGTCAACGAAGAGCGGTTGCAGGATGTCTTCAAACGCTGCAACGGTCGCAAGAACGTTGTACTCGGGAGTATCGTCAGCGGAAAGCTGAAGCGTAGCGGTTACGTCAACTTCACAAGTCCGGTCAATAGGATGAACCGGAACCGCAGTCGATGAGCGAACAACGATGCGCGGAAAGTCTGGCATCCGGTCTTCTAAGTCTGGATCTGTAAACGCACCGTGTCCGTAGCTGGTGAGACAAGCAGGAGTCCCAAGCGGAGACGCAGACCAATCTTGAGCGGCAAGCCAATCGACTAAAGCGCGTTCGGTTCTGAGAGCAACGGCATTCATTGGACAACAATACCTTTCGATTCAGAACCATCAAAAGCCGATTGAAACGCAGCGGTAATGTGATCCTCAAGCTCTTTGGCTTCGTCGTTGTAAGCTTGCTGCATCGCTTTTGAGTAGATTGCCTCAACTTTTCCAATCTGGTTGTCAGCAAGACCGATGTTCAAGCGAACATGACTAGACGGAGAAAAACCAGCCTTTGCATTGTATGCATACGCTGAAGACCCGCGATGCATTGAAACGTTCTCTTGTGGCAACCCGTATTGGTTCGCAAGATTGATGAGAGCTTGATTTCCAGCAACGATCCGCACTTGAGCAGAACCCTTCTTTGCTCGTCGAGTTCCACCGAATTGTTGAAACGACGGAGACAGCTTCTTGATTGCTTTGGTTACAGCAGACTTGAGGTAACCAACTGAACCAGCAGCGCGACGACGGAGTTTTCCAGCAGCGTCACGCATATCTTGACCGTAGAGTCCGGGTTTTCCCGCTTTAGCGTTCTTCGCTTGAGCGATCAAGTGGACCAAGCGCAATTCACGCGAACGACCGAGAAATTTACCGGTCTTCTTGTCAATCCTTCTCGCTCCAATCGGACGATTGAAGTAGTCGAGAATCTTGTTTCGAGCCGCTTGTGGGGACTTTGGCGGAAGCAGAATGTACAACCGCAGCATCAAGAAAAACGTGCGGGAGTTAACAGCATCAGCCAAAGACCGCCGAGTCTTGGGTAAATACTCCTTCCAAGCAGCGTCAAAGCGGGACGTATCGACTGTGACGGTTGGATTCATTTGGTCTTAGCTCCAAGCTCAAGAGCGTAGTAAGCACCAGAGCCATCACGCTTTGCAGACATGATCCGCATCTGTCTTCCATCGTAGGTCACAAGACGACCCACAACCGGAATCATTTTTCCGAAAGTCAGGAGTAAGCGGTCAGTGTTTTCTTGCAGCAGCAAGCTTCCAGACTCTTGCAAGAGACGGTCAGCGGTGAAACCAACGTCACAAGACCAGACCGAAGCGTCAACGGTTACAAGAGTCGAGTCAGCCAACCTCCAGTCGCTGAACTTAACCAAGATCCGCGCTTGGACGTTATCTTGGAAGCCACCGGCAATGACCGAGTTTGCGTCAGTGATCGCAGCGGGAAGACAGCGCACCAGCACTCCCTGCCACAAAAACGACGGGTTCCCCATCGCGCTCTGTAGCACGGACATCCCCAACTGGAGACTGGTCGCAATCAGGTTCACGCTGTGAAGTAGACACCAGAAACAAGAATGCGGGAAGTAGCTTGGAGATGGCTTGCAAGACTTGCGATGTCGCCATTTTCGTAATGGCTCAACTCGCAGTAAGAAGTGCCTCCGACAATCTTACCAATGACAGAAGTCTTCGCTTGATTCGTTGCATTGTCCAACCAGATGGACACAGCCGCATCGTAAGTAACGGGATCTGGAAGACCCAACCGCAGGTTTCCGGTCGCAGAACCGCTCACTGAGTTGATGGTCAGATCAACTGTAAAGGTGGAGACAAAGCCAATCGAAGTGTGGCGAGCGGTGTTGACCGTAAAAGCAAACGTGCGACCACCACCGGAATCAATCAACGTAGGAACCCACGTTGACGGAGCGGTCAGTGGGAGCGCGGCATAGATCTCATCGAAGTTCGCGTTAGCTTTGATCCACGACCCGCGGAGCGTATCTCCGTTGTTGTCGTTTGCGGTTGATCCGACGTTGATGACTTGTTGCGACATACTATTCCTTCGGCAATGCGTACCAACCTTCTGACAGCGTTATACGGTTCTTGGAGCGAACAGAAACACCGTCCGCACCTTTGACCCAAACTCGCGCTTTGACGGTCTCAGCGAGCCTTACCGGCTCACCGTGGGGGACGTAAACGACGCGAGTCCCGCAGCCACAGCTACCCACCAGCACGGTCAATGCGATCCAGAAGCTTTTGCTTAAGCTCTTTGTCTGGTTTTGCATCTTCGGCGGTGGGTTCAGTTTTAGCCAGACCAGTGAACCACTTTAAGAGAGCGGTGACGATCTGCTCAATGACGTTCATTCAGCCTTCTTTTTGTCCGCATCCTTTGCGGCAATAAGACCAAATCCAACGGTCACAGCGGCAATGGTCGCAGCAAGATCAATGTTGGTCGTAGGGTCTCCGTCGAACAGAGCTTTGATAGCTCCACCAACGGCAACCATGATTGCACCAACTCCAGCGAGAGTCGTTTTCCAGTTCATTTCTTTAGAGCTTTCCAGAGTCCAATTGCAGCAGCGATAAAAGCCAACACAGCGGCTCCGAGTTGGAACCACTGTGTCAGTTGCGGGATGAATGAAACCGCACCAGCAGCGGCAGCAGTTGCTAGAGATACTCCAACTCCATTGCTGCTGTTGGTATCGGTTTGCATTACTCGGATTTAGGTTGAGCAGCGTTGACGATTAGGTCAACAAGCGGCAGAGCAACTTTTGCGTTCTGAATGCCACCAGCTTTCACCGCAATGTCGATGAGTTGCAGCAAACCGTTGGCTTGTTCTTGAGTCAGCTTGACGATGATTTCCATATTAGGCGACCGGAGCTTCAACGACAGCAGCCTCCTCCGCAACCAAAACCGGCTCCACCTGCGGCAGCATCGGAGGAACGATTTCAACCGGCGGTAACCACGGCAGCGGCGGAGCGATGACCGGCGGGTTGATCTGGTTCTCGATCTGCGCGGTGACGTTCGCTTCGATGGCGGTCTTATCGACTCCGTTGCTGAAGCACCAGTTCAAGACCTGTTCCTGCGTCAGATCCTCGTAAGGCGTGAACTCACCAGACGGCGGCTGGAACGAGCAGGAGCC